ACCGACAGGTAAGTTAACTGTTATAATTCCGCCTGTTGTATTTAAAAAATATCCTACACCAGCTGTTGCGGTAAAGGTTCCTGTTGTTTTAACTGTTGTGTCCCAGGAAGTTTCTCCTGTTGCACCAAAACCTGATGCCGTTCCAGCGTTGGTAATTGTTGCACCAGAAGGAATTGTGAATGTATCTCCACTATCTCCTAATGTAACAGTTCCACATGCTGTTCTTGGACTAATTTTATTTACTTTTACTTCACTCATAATTATTGAAATTTGTACCTTATATATACTATACCTGATCCACCAGCCCCTCCAGTAGGGGAACCTTCTCCACCGCCACCACCACCACCACCAGTATTAATTGTTGCTGCAGTTCCAGCAGTACTGCACGCACCACCAGGACCACCACCACCAGGACCTCCAGTACCACCTCCACCAGGACCATATACACCACCGCCGCCACCACCAGCATATACTGTTGGCGTTGCTGAAATACTTGTTGTTGCTCCAGTTCCACCAGGACCGCCCGTTGAAGGAGCTCCTGAATTTGGAGAAGCAGTTCCAGCAACAGTAGCACCGCCACCACCACCACCAGAATAATTACTAGCACCCGGACCACCACCCCCTGGTGTTCCTTGAGCAGGACTTACTGGAGGGGTATTTCCAACTCCTCCTGAAACTGATCTATGTCTACCTCCACCCCCTGATCCTCCATTAGCATCTGATGGAGTAGGAATTCCGTTCTGTCCTGCGGGCACTGCTCCTCCGGCAGAACATATTGTTGAAAAAGTTGAAACTGATCCTGCTGTCATAGTTACTGGGGCTGGTGTTTCAGCTACTCCACCTGCACCAACTACAATTGGATAAGCTGTTGCTGTAACTGTAATACCTGTTGCCGCTACTAATGGCGAAGCTGTATATGGAACTATTGGTGCTGTTGTTCCTTCTCTAAAACCTCCAGCTCCACCACCTCCTCCTATGTTCCAATGTGCTCCACCACCGCCTGCGACTACCATATAACCTACTGCGTTTAAAGTAGTGCAACTTGCTGCTGCTGAAACACAAAAAGTTCCAGGTCCTATAAATTTTGCAAGTTTATAATTAGTACAAACTGTTGTTAAAGTATTACACGCACCACTAACTGACGCAGTCATAAAAGGAATAGCTCCTCTAACATTAGAGGTTGAATCCATTGTGTTCACCCAACCTTGCGTTGAATCAACATACACAAAAGTTACAGATTGACCTTCTGTACTTAAAGTTGCAGTTGCATCAACTCCACCAATCTTTTCACTTCCGTTTGCAGAAACTGTTACATTGTTTGTTTGCCAAGTTCCTGCATAATCTGCCATAGAAACTATTGAACCTGCTGCTCCTGCTGGTAAGTTAACTGTAATTGTTCCTGCTGTAGTATTTAAAAAATATCCTTTGCCAGTTACTGCTGTAATTGGGGAATCTCCTGTTACTTTTGGAGTTGTCACCCAATCAACTGTTCCTGTTCTACCAAAACCTGTTTGAGAAGCACCTGATGCTAAATTAATTGTATCACCTGAAGCGCCTAAAGTAATATCTGTTCCAGATTGACTAATTAAATTTCCACCATCTGAGGCTTGTAAATTGTTTCCAGCACTTCTAATATTATCTGATGCAGCACCTACAGTAACTGTAGTTCCACACTTACTAACGATATTAGTGCCCGGTTGATTTTGTACGTTGTCTACTTTAATTGTTGAAGCCATAATTTTATATTACCATCATCCTATTGAAATTTGTACCTTATAATTACTATACCTGAACCACCACCACCAGAGGCTACACAATAAGCGCCACCACCACCACCACCACCAGTATTAATTGTACCTGCTACACCAATACCTGGAGTGCCAGTCAAAGCACCAGCACCACCTCCACCAGTTCCACCAGTACTACCTGGACCCTGACCTCCACCTCCACCTGCTCTAGCAGTTGGAGTTCCATTAATAGAAGAAGTTGCTCCACCGCCACCTGGACTTCCACCTACTCCAGGAGTTTGATCTGTTCCTTTGACTAATGCTCCACCACCACCACCTGTTGATGCATAAGAAGGCCCTAGGTGTCTACCTGTACCTCCGGGCATTCCTTGAGGAGGAGTAACAGGAGTAGTATTTCCTGTTCCTCCAGGAGCTGTTGCACCACTTCCTGGTACATCCCAAGCACCACCACCTCCAGATCCACCGTCGGCACCATCCGCACTAACATTAGGAACAGCTGCAGAAGTTGAACCTCCACCGCCGCCTCCTCCTGCTGAAGGGACTGTTGAAAAACTTGAAACACTACCACTATTACCTATACTTCCTGAACCTGGAGCGCCTGTAACAGAAGGACCGCCACCACCTACTGCAATTGAATAAGAAGAAGCCGTAACTGTTATTGCTGGAACAGTTGTTGGTGTAGTTCCTAAAGGAGAAACTGTATAACATCCTGTAGCTGTGCCATTGGATTCTCTATATCCCCCAGCTCCACCGCCACCTCCAGCACCAGATCCTCCAGATCCTCCACCAGCCACTACTAAATAATCTACTCTGTTATTCGGTGCACAAACCGCTACTTGAGAAACACAAAAAGTTCCTGGTCCTGTAAAGGTTCTAATTTCATAATCACCACATTGAGTGGGAGTTCCACCAGTTGCTACCATAAATGCATTTCCTCTAACATTAGAAGTTGAATCCATTGTATTAACCCAACCTTGTGTTGAATCTACATAAACAAAAGTGACTGATTGACCTTCTGTACTTAAAGATGCACTTGCATTAGTTCCGCCAATTTTTTCTGCGCCATTTGGAGAAACAGTTACATTATTTGTTTGCCAAGTTGCAGCGTAATCCGCTAATGACACAATTGAACCTGCTGCACCAGCCGGAAGATTTATTGTTATAGCTCCTGCGGTGGTATTCATAAAATACCCTTTACCTGTTACTCCTGTAACAGGAGAATCTCCTGTAACTTTTGGAGTTGTAATCCAATCAACTGTTCCTGTTCTTCCAAAACCTGTTTGAGTAGCACCAGAAGCTAATGCAATTGTATCGCCTGTCGCTCCAAGTGTAACTGTTGTTCCACATTGATTAACAATATTTCCACCATCTGAAGCTTGAAGTGCATTTGATTTAACAATATTTCCTGGAACAGATACAGTTTTACCTGCTGAACCAATTGTTACTGTACTTCCACATTGTGCATCAACTGTATTTACTTCTATCTTACTCATTATACGATTACCAACGTTCCGGTTATTGTGATTGTTGCTGGAACCGAAACAGGTCCCGCTAAAACACCGTTCTCAATAGTTTGAGTAACGGCCATGTTAATTGATTGATTATTTATAAAATCACTAGGTGCTTGATTACCCACGTATAAGATTCCGTTTGAAATACCTGTACTCATAATTCTCCTTAAGAACTAATAGTATCGATATAAGAACAGATTACATCCAAAGACGAAGCATCGCTAGATACACCTGTTAATACATCTCCACTTTGTAAAACCACTTTTGCTCCACCTTGAATTAATTCGATTGATCCGCCTGGCGGAATACTTGCTGTTTTTGCTAGATAGTAATTTGCTGCAGACTTAATAACATAAATATCAACTGTAATACTTGTTGCTAAAACATTACAACATCTTACGCCAATAACTGCATCATAATTTCCTGCTGTTAAAATTGTAAAAGGTGCTGTGCCTTGTACTCTTGCTAATGTATTTCTAAAATCTTGTGCCATAATTTTTTCCTATAATGCGACGGCCATTGCAATCGCAAAACCTTGTCCCGCTGCGTTAATTGTGTCTCCTGCTGCATTTAAATAAACAGCTTTACTTGCTGGTAAAGTACAAAATACATCTTTTGTGCCACTTGTAAAACTTACTGCTGCATCTCCATTAGAACTTGAAATGATAGTATCTCTTGAAAGAGTATCCGTCGCTGCATCTGTTACTGTTCCAAGTCCGACTTCCCATTCAGTTGTTCCTTGATTAAAAATTGTATAGTAAGTTGTATTAGTCGTTCCAATCCCCGCCACAAAACCTTCAAAGCCACTTACAACTCCAGCTAAATCAAAGGTACCGGTTCCAGTTGTTGTACTCGATTCTTTTACTCTGTCATTTATAACTAAAGCCATTTTTATTTTCTCCTATTATGCCATGCTTATAATTGCATCAGCTGGTGTTGTGGGATCTGGGAATGTAACTGTAAACGTACCTGCCGTCGCAGTTTTATTTCCTGAAAAATCCAACGCCACACATAATTTATCGCCTTGAGTATCATTATAGATTGCACCATACGCTGCAGTAAAACTAGCTGTTGTCCAAACCGCATCTGCAAAATCACAAGTTGCAACAGCAGTGCCATAAGCGACTGCATTACCCGTTAATGCTTTTCCAGTTGTAGTGTAATTAGTACCAGAGGCACTCACTTCACTCGTTGCACTATAAACAGTACTCGCTGTAGTATAGGGCTGAGCCGTATAAAGTGCTAATTTAAAACTGTCTCCCCCATTTGCAAAATTATGCGTTCCCGTGAATAACTCGCCACGAAATGCAAAAGGTATTATGTTTGCCATATTTTTTTATCTCCTTAAAAAGTTGATGGTGATTCTGATTTAATGGGAAGACGAATAACTCCATCTTGATATTCGTTTCTGCGTCTACGGCCCATTTGTTCAGTCGCATACGTTTCTA